TTTTTTTGTAAATGCGGTATCGTAAGATTGAATCACATATTCAAGTGGTGGCATTTCATCGTGCTCCCAGTCCTGCCACCAATCTCGTTTGATCAAGGATCCTGTTTCAGAGGTTGGGTCCTGCATGTATTGTGCATTCCATTTTGCAGTTCCAGCAGAAGCTTTGACAGCTTCTAAATCTTCTAAGTTCCAATACTCTGGCCACACAGGTTTACCCGATGGTAAGATCGCTGGAAACTCTACAATCTCCCACTTGTCTGCCTTTGGATCTTTTTGTGCGTTGAGAAGTTTTTGTGTTAAATCTTTTTGACTCCAACGGGTCATAACTAATACGATTCGACCACCGGGTTGCAAACGTTGTCTTGGACCAGAAGTGTACCACTCCCAAGCTTTGTCAAAAGCACCTTCGGATAAAATATCTTGTTCTGCATGCGGATCATCAATAATTAAAAGATCTGCACCACGACCGGTCATGGCACCGCCTACACCGGCTGCAAAGTATTCTCCTTTGTCAGATGTATTCCAACGTCCTGCTGCTTTAGAATCTTCTTGAAGTCTAGTTGCAAAAATATCTTGATACTCTTGTGAGTCGATTAAGTTTTTAGTTTTACGACCAAAGGCTACAGCAAGTTCTGCAGTGTGAGTTGCTTGAATAATCTTTAAACTTGGATCTTTGCCAATCATCCAAGCTGGCAAAAAATAAGAAGCAAACTCCGACTTAGTATGTCGTGGTGGCATGTTAACAATCAAACGTTTTATCTCACCTGTTGCAAGTTTATTAAATTTATCGGAAATAATTTTATGGTGTCGACCTTCAATAAAGTTAGGCCACATTTCTTTTACGAAAGTTAAGAAGTCTTGTGAAACTTCTTTTTTTCTTTCAGCTTCATACCGGTCTATAATTTCAAGCTTAATTCTTTTTTGTTCACTAGGATCCTTAATTTTTTGTATATCCTCGAACTCTATTTTTTTTATGTTTCTTTCCATATGGTACCAAAAAGTATTTTCTTACTACAACTGTATGTATCATGCAATATAGGGTATGTGTTAGGATCCCTTTGTCAAAAAAAGGGGGCTCCCCCCTCTTAAAAAAGTCAAATTTTTGGCATGACCTGGTACCTCTATAAAAATCCGGGTGGGTCCCGCCCACATGCACTCACCACATACAAGATATAGTGTTGCGGTTTTAACATACCACAAGATGTAGGTCAAAGGTTCATGGTTGTAGGATATTGAAACAATTTGTGAGTATAATAAAAAATAAACAATAGTATTTTAAAATTAGAAAGAGAGGAAATATGATAGCTAGACAATTACAATTTGATTTTATTACAAGTTTTGATGAAGAGAAAAGACAAGACTGGGAATTAAGATCAAAAAAATTCTTTACCCTACCAAGAAGAGAATATTACAAGTGGGCAGACGAGATGTATAAAGCCCACGATAGTGGTAGGTCATGGGGTAATTGGAAAATGGTACAAAGATTTAACAAATGGAAAGAGAGAAAACATGGCACTAGAAAAAGCAGTCATAACAATTCACGAGGAAACTAAGTTACTCGAATTTTGGGTTGATGAAATTCATAAATTTGTAGGTTACAAACACGAATTGTTAGAAGAATACATTAAGAAATATCCTAAAGTAAAAGAGAAATTTCTTAAAAGAAAAAAAGTAAATAAGGTAAGAATTGCACCTAGCAATTACACGCCTTGCACAATTGAGTGTGCTTATCCAAATCGAAAAGGTTTTCCAAAAATCTAAAATAAAAAAACCATGAGCCGTGAAACACGGCTCATGGCTCAAAAAATTAAGAAGCAATTTTATTTATATTTGTATAAGTTCTATCTCCCCAACCATGATTAACTGTTTCTTTTTCAATCTTGATTGCGGTTTCAAGCGGTTGTTCTACCGGTTGAATATTCATAATTGTCTGTAGATGTTTTTGCATATAATCAGACCTACATCTTTCATCACAAAAATATCCATGCCAATTATCTCTATTCCAATTAGTAATTTTAATTTTACGAGTTCGTAAAACTTTATTACCCTTGACCCCACGAATACGATTTTGTGTTTCGTATTCGTGGCACTTGTTCCCATGACAATAACGATATTCACTCATTATTGAATACTTGCGTTTTGTAAAGATTTAAAGTGAGCGATCTTAGCTTCTCGATTTTCAAACTCGTCATCTTTGTCTGTAAGCATATCCGCCAAGTTCTCGGGACTAAATACACTTAAAGCCATTGTCGATTGATCGTCAAGCATACTTTCATTCAAAGGTATGCGAAGTTTATCAAACAATTCTTTGGCTTGACTATACTTAGTATAAGATTTTAAACCTTGCTCGATCTTAGTCACCTTACTATTAATGTAATCAAACATCTGTTCATGCGCCTGTTCAACTTTTTCTTGCGCTATCACAAATTGATTTAAAGTCGAGTGTGTTATGTCATCAACTTGAAACTGTCTTGAATGACAATAACTCGTACCGATTACAGGAATAGTCTTATTCCAACGTGGGTTATTTACAGGTTTGTCTTTGCTGTCATCATTTTGATTACGACTGAAACCTAGAAATTGCCTCACATCACTTTCAGCTTGATAGTAAGCTGGATTACGCCTCTCACCTCTCCATTGATATTCAAAGTCTGGGTTTAACCCATGCAGTTTCATATCATCATAGTAATAAGCATAAGCAAACTTATCATTATCTTTTAAGTTCATAGATAAATGAATTGAGTTATCCCTAGTTCTAGTTTTTGTCTTTCCGTCATAGTCTTCGTAAGTTTCCTCACTCGGACATGTGAAAGTAAAACAACTGTCTTGATGAATATTACCGCCATTATCCCCATACTTTGCTCTCATGCGTTCAATGGTATCAACGTCATCTTGCGGTTGCTGTTTCCTAACAATGTTTTCAATCAGTTCCCAAGTCTTTGAGTGTAGATTGTCAAAGTTCTCGACAGCTTTGCGATATGCTTTACGCATTTTATTTTCGCTATTACGAATATAATCTTCGTAATGCGATACTAAAGACTTACGCTTTTGTGCGTTCAGTCTAAAGTCTTTTGTTTGTATAGTCATGGTTTTCTACCTTTCGTTAATATTTATGACTATTCATTGTATACATGATTTTATAGGATATGCAATAACAAAATTTTTTTATTTTTTTTTTTTAGGGTGGGTCCCGCCCACATGCGCTTCTCTCTTTTTTTTCTGGGTGGGTCCCGCCCACATGCGCTTCTCGGTCCTGTGGATAATTTAAAAATAATTAAAATTTTTATGCACTTTTTTAATGAAAATTTACATTACAGTATAGGAGAATAAAAAATGATAAAATTAAAACTAAAAGAGATAATGTATATAACGCAGTCTCTACAATACCGGGCCAAGTATTACGAAAGCATTCCCAGGTATAAAAAATATTTTAAAGAGCTGCAGCCCCTTATTAAAAAATTTATTAAGATGCAGGGAAAACATTATCTTGATACGGATAAATTAAATAAAAAGGTTGATTTATTTAAATAACGTAATATATAGGATCTATAGTTAAGGTTTTATGCAGGATAATATTTCTTATCGCACCATAACTTGACTATATCCTTTTGTTTAAACAGCTGGCCTTATTTCATGATTTAAGGCCAGCGCAAAAAGAGAGAATGAAATATGAAAAGAAGAATTAAAAAAAATGATTTAACCGCGTGGTTCCTGCAGGATCATCGCACGCTGCCGGCCTCTTATGTAAAGAGCTGCAAAAAGTTTTTTAAAGAAATAAGCAGCAAGCAGCAAGCGACAAGCACAAAAAAAGAGAATGAAATATGAAAGTTAAAGACGCAAAAAAAATTACGGGTTCATTAACTCGAACGAGTAAAATGCCGGGCATGAGCTACAGCCTGCCGGCCTGGGAGTGTAGAACCGGTTCAAAGCTTGCTAAGATCCCGGGCTCTGTATGTTTTAACTGTTATGCCATGAAGGGCAATTATACCCGGTACCCAGCAATTAAGACAGCGCAATATGACAGACTAAAAAAAATTAAACGCGCTCAATGGGTCGTTGCCATGGCATCACAAATAAAGAACCAAAAATTTTTTAGATGGCATGATGCCGGAGACGTTCAGGATCTAGATCACTTAAAAAAGATTTTTAGAGTGTGCGAGCTAACGCCTGATGTTAAACACTGGATGCCGACCCGTGAAGCCTGGATCAGTGAACATTTAAACGAAAAACCAAAAAATTTAATAATAAGATTTTCGGCTACGATGGTTGATCAATCATCGAAAAAATTACCTAAGGCGTGGCGTAATACTAGCACCGTCTCAAGTAATTTAAATAAAACTTATTATTCCGAGGGGCACTTATGCCCAGCGCCTAAGCAGGGCAACGCTTGTAAAGATTGCCGGGCGTGCTGGGACGGTCGAATTAGAAATATTGTTTACGGTAAACACTAATGGAGCTCGTTTTATTTTATATGATGGCCCATCCATGGATAACAATTATTATTGTACTTTGGATCATTGGAACTTTGTTAGGCAACAAGCTCTGATCCGGGCGGGTCCCGCCCGCAGGCGCTCCTCGGTCCAGGTTACAAGCTACAGGCTACAGGCAACACGCATTTGGGAGGGTCCCGCCCACATGCGCTCCTCGATTCCTGGTTCAAGGCGCACGGACCTCTGGCGAGTTTAACATGAGATTATAGGAAAATAAAGGATGTGTCAAGAAAAAATTTTTAGTTATTCACAGCTTTTTATTTGATTTTTATGTAGGAAAATATAGGATCTTAAATATGAAAAAAGAAAAGAAAAAAAACATCAAATTAGCTTGGAAATTATCGGGTAGAAATAGGCAAGATGATTTACAGCATAAAATTGGTGAAATTGAAATAATCAATAAAAATTCCGAAAATAACAAAGTTTTAATTGTTTATGGTTTTATTGATTGTGATGGGGCTGAAAGTATTGACAACACAATACTTTTAGATGCTAATTATACTAGCGTTATGGGCTGGTATAATAAAGAAAATTATTGGTCTGATTGCGGAGTTTATTTTCAAGTACATAAACCAAGTAAGATTGATAATTTTGAACAACAGACCATTGATTATGGTGCAGAAGCATTTGAAAATGGTCATTCTCATATCATTTATAGGAGGTAAAAAATGATTCATGTAGTGACTTTAAATCATAGGCACGGTGAGGATATTATTCTTCTTAACGAAGCTCCGACTGAGGAACAGCTTCAACAAATTCAAACTTTGTTTTCAAAAGTTCACGACATTGATGCCACTTCTCATTACTCGCATGAGGACAGGGCTCAAGATCCAAAGGCCTACATCGACAGGTTAAAAGAAATGTGGGAAGATTTAAACAAATAAAAGCTTTACAATGATTCAAGCAGCAGGCTGCATGCGGTTAACCCACAGGCAGCAGGCTGCACGTTCTCATGACCTTGGTCCGCAAGTTCTTGGATCTGGCTCCCTTCATAAAGTTTTATGGCTCTCGGAACGAGGACCCTGAGCAGGATAAAACTATTCTTTGGATGCCTCACATGGAATGAAATTTGATGTGGTGAGAAGGCCAATTTGTTACGTTTAGTTACCTTGAATTCGACCGTAAAGAAGGTTTGTTTTTTGTTATAACACAAGGCATCTGGCGTGCCATGAGCAGCCGAATTTTCAAGCCTAGTAAAGGAAATTTGAGGTAAACCTTTTTTAATTTCTTTGTAAAAAATAGACTCTAACCTCATCAAAAATTCGACGTAACATCTACATCTTAAATTCGCCTAATTTTTTGACAACATTACCCATTCTCCATCTCTCAGCATCAATGACTAAAACAATTCTATGGGTCTCACGCACCCCTAAAAGTTTGTTTTCCATCAACTGAATACCTTTGATGTCATAAAATTTACCATCAGGTAATGCAACTTGAACTCTTGCATTCTGTGCAACTG